GTCATCAAGTTTGGCGAGGGCGGGGAGGCAAACAACTTCCCAGGGTTCATGATTCAAGACCCTCCCTGCAAGGTCATCCATGTGCCATCTGGTACTTATGATCACCTGACGAGCACCAGGTACAAGACGAGGACGAAAATCATTGAGATACCAATCCCACAACCGATCGCGAACCAGAAGGCTGTCGGCGTCCTGCCTGCTACGAATAGGGTCATCGATCAATCCATAGGACGCTCGGAAACCGGCGATGCCGACATTGGCGCCGGCGGCGTAATATTCGCCGCCGCCCGTGATCGACCAGCGGTTGGCGGCCTGGTTGTCGTCGCTTAGCTTGATGCCGAGGGTGAGCGCATGATCGGCGATGATGTTGCGGACCCTTCGGCCCCAGCGTTCGGCCAGCTCGGTGGTGTGGGAAGCGGCCAGGATCAATGCCTTGGGGTCCTGACAGAGCAGCCATGGCGGAAACAGCACGCTGGTATAGGTGCTCTTGGCCGAACCTGGCGGAAGGAACAGCGCGAGACGAAGAATCTCGCCGCGGCTTACGGCTTCCAGTTTTTCGATGATCAGGCGGTGGTGCTTGGCAGGCTTATAGTCGTTGTGTTCGCACCACCGCTGCAATGAGTTCCGAATCTGCTTGCGAGCTAAGAATTCCTGCGCACAGCTTTCGGCGTCGAGCATGATGAACAGCCTTGAAAAACTTACTCCTCAGGTCGATGGCACCGGGTGCGGCGGATTGGGCACGCCGACCACCACCCAGCCGGTGTTCTCGCTCCAGCCGATATGCCACTCGATCAGCTTCTCCCGATCCGGACTGTCCGGCGGCAGGAAGATCGGCGGCGTCGGGAACGGTTGATTGCCACCGCCCCAGATGCCCAAAGGCGGCGGCGGGATCACGATCGGGTGCGACGGCACGCCGGGCTCAACCGCATCCGGTGGAATGACAATCGGATGCGCCGGGTGGCCTGGACTGCTCGGCGGCAGGAAGATCGGATGCTCGGGCTTGCCGCCACCGAGGCTACCCGGAGGGATGACGATTGGATGTGCTGGATACACCGGGATGTAGATCGGATGCGTCGGCACGCCAGGCGCGATCGCGTCGGGAGGAATTACGATCGGATGGGTGGGACCACCACCTGGAGCAATCGGATGCGCGGGATGTCCTGGAGATGGCCAAATTCCGGGAGGCGGACCCCCTGGGGCAATCGGGTGCGCCGGATAACCTGGACCTGGCCACACCTGCGGCGGCGGTCCACCAGGGGCGATGGGATGGCTCGGCTCACCACTGCTGACGGGTGTGATCAGCGCAAGAAACGGCTGCATTTCAATCTCCTTTTTGTCTGATTTGATCATTTCGTCATATTCCTCGTATCTTCGTTCCAGAAATCCCACAGCCCGTTGCTTGCTGACCCCGCTCTCGCTGCAGAGTTCGGCGTAAATTCCAGACACGATCGTGATCGCCATCGACACCGGCAATCTATCCAGCGCGGCGTGGATCACGTCCACGATGGTCATTTCCTGATCGGTCGCCATCTCTGGTTCGCCCACTTCAGCTTCAGTGACAGCGCATTGCCGCGATCCTCATCCGCTCGCTAGGGGTCGGCCTCCGGACATACCAGCCCCATCTATGAGACCTGCGATCCGCCAGTACCCCAACCCTGCCGCAGGTGCAGAACAGGTAATCGCCGCGATGCGGTGACTGATCGCCTGCCGACCTGACCCTTGAAATCTTGCGGTAGCAGAACGGGCAAGTAAGGTTGAAACTGGAGACATCGTTTTCGAGCATGGCTTAACTCCGCGGCATCGATACTTTCGAGCCGGGGAAGGACATCCCCGCAACCGGAAGGGGATTACGGGGATGCCTGTCGGGTACCAACCATCCTGGGGGCAGGATGTTCAGTACGAGGAAAGTCCTACGTCGTAATGATTACGCTAGCAAGACGGGAAGCGTAATCAGCGGTGGATAGAAAGTGGAAAACTTTTCTGATAAGCTAAATCAAAAGGGAGCGGCCAAGGCCGGGGAAGCATGAATCAAATTAGAGAAATCGACCCATCAGAACGATATGGGCTCACGGCTGCCCAGCGCGCCTATGGTATCCTTTGGCGAACGCTAACCGATAACAAGTTGGTTCACGCGGCGAGAAAAGAGCTACTCGATTCATTGTCGTTTGAGGAACGAAAAGCTGGCATTGAATGGGCTGTCAAAATTTTTGGTCCCGTCACTACCAATGAAATAGTTGCGCTCGACATGCAGGCGGGACTGTTTCCGGAAAAATCGCTTTAACATGGAGCGGCCAAGGCCGGGGAAGAATGAGAAATTGCATTCTCAACAAGGCCGACAAATGTCCGGTGGCCTGTCCGGATAAGGCGGCAGACCAGGTACTTGGCTATCTCCCGATGCGGGGAAAATGAATACTGGCATCGCCTCCCGCAATCAACGTCAGGATCGCAATCAACACCAGAATCAACACGATCAGCCATACCGCCTGCTCGATCCGATCCGGAATCGCAATCGCCATCACACTCCGCAACACCCAGAACACGAAATAGATCACCGCGCAGATGACAATGACGCCGATCAGAATCCATAATAGCTGGATCGCGATGCCGATCATGGTGAATTCCTCTTGATCCATTCCGGCGTGAAGCACATACTGTGATCCTAGCGAAAGGGGAAACCATGAGCAGATATGCCGAGCAGAGTGCCGCCGTCAACGACATCCTGCTGATCCTGTCGGAACTGCCGGGCGAAACCCGCATGCACGTGTTCGCTTCGGTGTTTTCCGTACTGGTCGAAGCTGACGGTCTGGACCCGATCGATACGGCGGGCCGCTGCTGCGCCGTCCACAAAATGCTGAAGGCCAGCGGCGATCTGAAACAGTACGAGGAACAATGACCAATATTCACAAAGGGAATATCGGCGATATCCCGTCTGATGTCATGGCCGCGATCGAGCAAGACGTGGAGCGCTATCGCCAGGTCCGCATCAACGCCGCGCGCAAACGCTTGACCCCGGAATATCTTGAAAGGATCGCTAAACGAGCCGAGCACGAATGGGTCCGCGCTAATCGCGAGCAGATCGTGCAGTGGTTCGCTTCCGGCGAGACCATCGCGGAGATCAACCGCCGCTTCAAATTCATCGGGAAAAACCGCATCAGGGAAGAAATCGAGAACTGGCTGTACGACGCCCTCAACCCCGATACCAACCTGGATACTTTCAACTGGGATAGATGGACCCGCCCGCCGCGGTTTTCCGAGCAGGGATGGCGCAGCAAGGTCGTCGAACTGATCAACCCTTGAAACAATAAAACCGCGGCTGCTTCTCTCTTGCTGCAGCAGCCACGAACTGCCTGCCCGCACTCTCGCAGGCGGCAAAGGTATTAAAGCCCAGGGATCGCGGTCATATTGACGCCAACCAATAGAACCAGGGTGTAAAGCATGGCTTTTGAAAAACCCTAGATATTTTCAAGAGAAAAATCTTACGTCACCGTCACCACCCAGGAATAAAGCGTGTTGCCTTGGCTATCTGTCACCGTCAGCGGCGTCGGCGGGGCCGAATTCCAGAAAACCATCTTGTCCGCCGCCTTCTGCATCCGATCCGCGATCAAAGCCTGCGGCTGATTGGCCTGAGCTTGCGGAACATTCACCGTCAAGACCACCTGCATGTCAGCCTCCCTTGTTCCTTCGCCATTTCCGGCTGCGTTCCGTCGCACTCAGCGCTTTGGGTTTTCTCACCTTGAGCTCCGCTTCGAGCAGTACGATACGCGCTTCCAATCGATCTATTTCAGTTCCAGCCTCATCAAGCATCTCATTCAGGTCTGCAACGGTTATCGTTTCACCGTCAATCACTGCAACGATTGTCGTTTCAGGTGCAACGTTATCCGTTGTGTTCGAAACGCTTTTCGTTTCCTGTGCAACGGGTTTCGTTTCGTATTTCTCTTCTCTCATCAGTCTCAACTGGTGTTCCTTGCTGATCTCTTTCATATGATACCCGGTATTAGAGCGCGGTCGGAGTTTTGAAACAGCGCGGATTTGTGGGGGGGGTTGTATAAATAAGCATGCTTGCCCCGAGGATTTTTCCCCCTCCGGGTAGTTCCGACGAAACAAACTGGCGCCTAAGCGGCTGAAATCTCATTGTGCAGTGCGGTGTGACAGGCTAACGTTGGTATGAGTGTCTCACTTCTCGCCTAACCTGGTCGCCGATCCATCGATAATGCCGACATCCGAAGGCGAATGACCGGCTGCAATGGCTTCTAGTTGGGCATCTGTGAGCATGCGCGGACCGATCCTAACCTCATGCTCTGTATGGCGAATATCGCGCCACTCGTCAGGACAAGCGTTCTTCAAAGCGAACACAGCTGCAGTAGTCTCGGCACCTTTCCGAGATCGCAATAGCTTGCGTTCCAACCAAAGCGCACGAATCGCCTTCGCGCGAGTGGCAGCGTCCGAAAATTCGCTGTGAGTTTTAATCCATCCATAAACCGTTTCGCGCCCTACTCGGATCATTCCTGCGAACGCCGTGAGACTGATACCTTCCCGTTCTGTCGCTTCTATAAGCAGAGCACAGTACTCTGACCGATATTCTGTCGGTCTCCCGCGCCAGCGCGGATCAGCGAGATGCGCAGGAACCCTCACCTGCTTAAACGGGGCCATTCAACTGCTCTCTTGCGCTGTGCTGACGCTATGCAAGCCATGCAAATCACCCTGCAATCCGCGTAAAAATCGTATCGCAGCGGTGAGCAGGTCTGCATCCACTAACGAGTAGCGAAATTCTGGGTTACGAGTGTTCATCTCGGCTTCAAGCCGGGCAGCGTAAAATTCCGCCATTTGCTGCGTCGTAATGGTCGGGTCAGGTGCCATTCAGCTGCTCTCTTGCGTCGTGGACGCTCTTGTTGGCTGCCAATAGTGGGAAGACCTTGTTAGTTCCGTGGAAGCTGACCAGCTCACGCCATTCGGCTGGCAATCGGCTTTCGATGAATGAGACGGCTTGCGGCGGGTAATCCTCGTTGCTGCGTAAGTAGTCCCGGATAGCGCCGAGGGTTTCATCATCGTCGTGCCGCGGGATCACCTCGAGTAGCCTCACCCGCTCCACCAGGGAATAGAGCTGGGTATACACCGAGCGCAGGTCGCGCCGCAGCAGCTTCACCTCGCGCTGTAACAATTCGTGATCATTGGGAGCGCAATTACTTCCCGTAATCATTACGCCATCCGTTGACATAGGCTGTGATTTCCTATTTATCTAGTCAGGTGCAATCAGGCACCAAGGGGAAATCAGATGACTTCATCTTTTTTACGTTGGGACAATTGCGAAACCTTCGAACCTGGCTTTCATCTCGGATCGGAAGGCGACGACGGCGAGCATCTGCGTGATCCGGATGCAGGATGGCCTTATTCCGTTTATCGGCGCTCAACCGCGATTGGACAAAGTGATGTCGTGATTTGCCACGGAATCCATTCGCGAAGCGATGCAGCGGAAATCCTCGAACGTCTGCAATGCTTGTCTTAAGACTACGCAACATCGCCTTATGCCCCGCTCCTTAAAGGATACGGGGCTTGAGGCAGTAGAAGCGCTATCCCAGCGCTTCGCTAAGGGGAAACCAAATGGCAACTATCGTCACCGATCAGGCAATCGAGGGATACAACGCGACAACATTTGATCGCGTCCCTTATTTGGCAACGTCGATCTCTTCTGACGCCTGGCATATCGGCGCATGGCTCAATCGCACGGGTCGCACATTTCCGCGCGAAGTTCGCAAGTCTCGCGGCGATACCTATCACGTCAACGGTATGAAGGTTCGCATCAATTACATTCAGGGATGCACTGAAATCGAGCGCATCGCCTGATCCACTCAACATTGGTTTATGCCGGCAGCGAAAGCTTTCCCGGCTTAAGCCAGTAGAGAGGCAATTCTGCTTCTCGATAAGGGGAAATCAGAATGAAATACATCTCGACCATGGCAAAGAGGTTTTCGCCAGGCAATTTCGTGACCACCTGGAACGGAGACCTGGGCATCCACACGGTTGGCGTAACGCGCGGGATTCGGGATTTGGCGGAGGACAATCCCCTGATCCTGGTCAAGTGGCTGCATGACCTCAGCGAGGAATGGATTCGCTCCGAGTATCTGACGGATTGACCTTTTCCATATCGCCTTATGCCCCGCTCGGGAAACCGATACGGGGCTTGAGGCAGTAGAGAGACAATTTCATCTCTCGCTAAGGGGAAACCAAATGTACAAAGTCTTTTACGCCAACCACGATTATTTCGCCGCGCAGACCATCGACTTATCAAATGACGAAGTTGCCCGGATCATCGGTGCGCTGGAATTGATGTGGGACATCGACAACGAAAATGGTCACGAACAAGAGGCGCATCTGACCAGGGAACTGATTGATCGGTTACGTCTGCTGGAGGATACACAATGACCGAACAGCAGATTGAAACTCGCGTGGAACGCATGTTCGATGATCTCGATCGCCGCTATATGCACTCCAATTCCATGACAGCTGCGGAATACGAACGCCAGGCCAAGGCGATCGATCGCTGGGCCGATGAACAATATCGCAAGCGCTATCCGCAATGGTGATCGACTTTAGCTTGTCGCTTGCGCTCGCATTCGTCGGAACCTTCATTCTCGCAAGTCTGATCTAACCAACTAAGACCTACACCCGGCAGCGGAAACGCTTACCGGGTTTGGGGCATTAGAAGCGGCATTTCGCTTGCTTGTGAGACTAACCAAGGGGAAACCAAAATGAGCAATCCAGTTTTTCACGAAGACGTTGACTATGATGTCCGCGAACATGGTCGTCAATGGGCAGTGTGCCGAACATGTGGCGCACAATGGGCCGAATATTCTTCCAATCGAGGAATTGAGTTCGAATTAATCAAAGAGGGAGACGGAAGTTGCGACGATAATCGCGAGCGCGACCAATGAAACCCGCCGTTACCTACATTCGCGTTTCGACCCAGCGCCAGGGCCGCTCCGGTCTTGGCCTGGAAGCGCAGCAGACCACCATTAACAGGTTCTGTGAAGTCGAAGGTTTTCGAATCAGCCCGCCGTTTGTCGAGATCGAAACCGGCAAGGGCGACGGGCTGGAAATGCGGCCGCAGCTGGTCGCCGCGCTCGCTGCCGCCAGGGCCGCCAAATGCCCTGTCATCGTCGCCAAGCTCGATCGCCTATCGCGTGATGTCGCCTTCATCGCCGGATTGATGGCCCAACAGGTGCCGTTCATTGTCACCGAGCTCGGTGTCAACGCCGATCCATTCATGCTGCACATCTACGCGGCTTTGGCCGAACAGGAGCGGCGCATGATCTCAAAGCGTACCAGGGACGCACTCTCAGCCGCGCAAAACCGAGGCAAGCGGCTTGGCAATCCGCAGGAAATCCAAACCAACGCCGTCAATGCGCGCATCTTCGCCGAATCCCTGCGTAGCGAAGTCGAGCCGCTTCTAGGTTTGTCATCGCGAAGGATCGCGGCATTTCTCAATGGTCGCGGCATCAAGACCAGTGAAGGCAACGCGTGGCAGGGTACGACCGTATTGCGGCTCGTTGCGCGGCTGAAGGAATCGACCAATGACAAAAGATAGAACAGCGATTGAGAAGCTAAGCAACTCTTTAGCATCACTCGACAGCGCCCTCACCGTTATGGTGTCTATGGCGCCGGAAGATGGTCCGCTGCCGGGGTTAATCAAAAGCGCTTGTGAATATGCGGAAGAGGCACAAGAGCATTTGTTAACGATTCGATTTCACCTTTCGCAGCTCAGGTAATCATATGAAACAAAAACCCATGAGCGGCGCGCAAATGCAGGCCGCACTGGACGCGACCGGCTTCAGCCAGGTCGGCTTTGCCCGAACCATCGAGGTCAGCGACCGCACCGTGCGCGGCTGGATTGCCGGTAGCTGGCCGGTGCCGCGCGTGGTCGCGATGCTACTCAACTTGATGATTGATACGGACTCAACCGAAGAGGATTTGAAGCCATGATGCAAAAGCAACGGACAATCAAAAAAGGAAACGCCAAATTCAAGCGAGCAAAATGCGACCTCGTTTGGGCTCACTACAAATATTCGAAGATTCGCTATGAACTTTCACACCGACCCAGACTAACCAACAAGCAAGTGCGCCAAGGCGAATTCAGAGACTTGACGTAATTATTACGAATAGGCTAAGGCGTCCCGGCGGCCAATTCCGGCCGCCATTTCCGAAAGGGGAAACCATGCAGAAATTGTTGCTTGCCTTTGCCGCGCTCGCATTGCTGGCGACGGCCATTCCCGCCAACGCCGGCAGCTGCACCACGCATTGCAACCGCGACGCCTTCGGCAACTCGACCTGTCACACCACCTGTTACTGAAAAAGCCCGACCCCGCTCCTGCTAAAATTCGGGGCCGGTAGTCCAGGGAGGCAGAACGCCAAACAAGAAAGGCCCCGTTCGTGAGAGCGGGGCCTAACATCTCCAACAGCATCACACCGCAAAGTGGGCAGTAAGGGGAAACCTACAAACCTGCTCTCGGGGCGCGCGTCAAAAGACTAGACAAAACATGGTCTTTTTTGCCCCGATGTCAATTGTTTTTGGCGAGTTCCTG